ATGGCACCCGGCGCGAGGCCGATGATCCGGATCAGCTCATCGGCGAGGTGTTGGGGGTGCCCCTGCCCCTGGGGGAGCTGGCGGGCTGGGTCCAGGCCATCCCCGGGCCGGGGGCCCTGATGGAGCCTGATGCCCAGGGCCGGCCCCGGCGGGTGCGGGAGTCGGGCTGGTTGCTGTTCTACCACTATGGTGACGGGGAGAGCGAGTTCAGCCGCCTGCCGGCCCGCCTGGATGCGAGCCTGGACGGGGTGAAGGGGAGTGAGATATTCCAGAGCCCGGCGGCGCGATAAATGCGGGATGAGCCGGGATGGGGTGGGATTTAACGGGACGGGATTGCAAAAGCGTTGCACGTGGAGCAAACGCGCGGCGCGTTCAAATCAGTAAGGCGTCCTGCAGGAACGAGGTGAGTATATCGAGCACCGCCTGTTGGTCACCATCGCCAAGGGTGCCGGCGTCGGGATCAGAAAACAGCAGGCCACGGCGGGCCATGAAGCGGGTGCGGTATTCGTGGAAGGTGGCCTTGGGGTCACCGAAGCCGATTGTTGCAGAGGCGTCTCCGCTGGAGTGATTCAGGCTCCTCAGCATTTCACCGTAGCGGTCGAGAACCCTGCCGCTTCCATCCTCCGGATAGCTCAGAACTGTGCTGGGCTTCCAGGCCGCCCAGGGGTCGCCGTCCGGGTCGCTCTGGGTTTCAAAGCGGGCACGCACCCGGTTTTCCAGTTCCATCCCGATTTCACTGAACGCAGGGCCCATGTCATCAATCCGCCGCGCGAGCTCATTCAGGCGGTCGATCACGAGCTGATCATCGACAGTGACGGTGATGCTCATTCTGTGGGTTTCTTCCTGATCCAGTTGGGCACTTCAACGTCGGGGCCGGTGTAGGGCTGGCGGGGGGTCTTGCTGATGACTACGCCGGTTTCCAGCTCGGTCTCGAAACCATCCAGCTCTCGCAGTTCAGCCCAGGGGATGCCGCAGAATTCCCCCCCCTTCGGAATGGGCTCCTTGAAGTCAAAACAGTAGGGGGGGTCGGTGCGCCCCATGACCATTACTTCTTCCCGGTCGGGGTGGGCGCTGCATACGACATACATCAGAGATCCTTTCCATCCAGTAGTGCATCAAGGGCCGCATGGGTTTGAGGAAAGGCGGCGGCCACATCAAGATATGTAGCGGTTCCCTGGGTGCGGCGCAAGGCATATAGCTCGGCCACGGTTTCCACTATCCCCCGGGGCCAAGGCTGGACGTAGTACTTGATTTCATCGAAAAGGCCTGGTTCCACCTTGGCCAGGTAGCCCGCCAAAGCAGCAGACTCCTTCTTCCAGGCAGTCTGAACTGCTGGGTGTTCGGCCCACTTGAGCAGATAGCTCAGACCGTGGCCCACCTCATGGTTCAGCAAGCCTTTCTCCAGCCCTGCGCTGACGGGTTGCCATACCCCTGCAATCAGGGTCTGCTCGGCCACCAGTATCTTGCGGGTATCGTAGAGCGTGAGGCCACCTGTCGAGGTGTAGGTCAGCCCCGTGGTGCCAGGCACTGCCCGCCGGGCCAGTTCGGGGACGGCATCCACAATGCGCCGCACCACCTGCACCTCAAACCCGCCGGAGGCCAGGGCTTCCCTCGCCTTCACCGGCAGCGCCTCATAGGCTGCCGTCACAGCGGCGCCAAACCCCGGGCTGACCTGGCTGCTCACCACTGGGGTCATGGCTGCCTGGCGCACCTGGGGCGCTGCAGCGGCCAGCTTCTCCTGGCCGACTTTCAGCATGCGGGCATCCCGGGCCCTGCCCGGGTTGTAGTCAAACCCAGGGTCGATGCCCACGGGCACCCGGCTGACTTCGCCCGTGCGCTTATTGACCCAATCGCGCATGACGAGATCCGGGGCGGTCTTGTTGAAAGGGACACGCACTACCGGGGGAATGCGTTTGACGCTGCCGTCCGGGTTGTACTCGTAGGGAGGCCGGTACTCGCTGTAGCCCTTGTCGTACTCGGACTGGGATAGGCTGGTAGCCCAGCATCGGCAGCGCCAGCCGTTTGGCGGCCAGATGGTTTTCCAGAGCGGGTGATCCACGGGCAGCACCAGGTTGTGCCACTGCCGGTGGCTGGCCCGCACCCGTTCATCCCCCTTCGTGACATACCGGATATAGGGGTGCGTCTTCTTGTTGCGTTCAACGCGCTGCCACAGCCCGGCGCTGTGCGCCATGCGGGTGTTGGTGTCGTAGATCAGCGCCAGCCGGGCCGGGTCGAACTTGGTGACCACGGTTTCGCCCGTTGCCGGATCAAGTACTTCCTTCTCACCCCACCAGCCTTCTTTCTGCAGTAACGCCTTGGTGTTCTTGATCCAGTCGCGGCGGGAGAGGTCGCCATTGACCGAAGCGGTGATGCCGTCCTGCATGGACTTGAGCAGATCCAGCCGGGCCAGCCGGCTGACCGTGAATTGCCGGGCATGTTCTTCGTGCCACAGATCCTGCCAGGAGAAGGTGGGCGTGAGCTGGCCTCGACCCTTGAGGTAATCGGCGGCTTCCTTGGGCGTGAGCCGGGACAGGTAGGCAAACTCCTGGGCGGCGCTGCGTTCAGCCATTGCCGTCTACCGTGGGCAGGCCAGCCTCGCCGGCCAGGCGGGTGGTGTAGGTCTGCTTGGCCAAGTGTTCAGCCAGGGCCGCCACGTCCATCTGCTGCAGTAGCGCAGGCAGTCGGGCCAGAAACTGCTCGGCGGTTTCACCGGCGGCCGCTGCCTCATCCATGGCGGACTGCAGGGGATCAACCATGGGGGATAGCACCTCCTCCCAGTCGCCCAGGGCGTTATCCACGAGGGCGTCAATGGCGTCGGGGTCTGCGTCTTGACCGCCACCGCTTGCCGCCTTCAGGGCCGCCCGGCCGGGCTTGGCGGGAGCAACAGGTGCGGGCTCAGGAGGCGGCTCTTTAGCCTTCGGTGCCCCAAAGATTTCCTCCCCTTCTTCCGCCATGGGGATGCGCAGCTTTTCATGGACCCAGGAGACGGCGATCCGGGCCCCGCCCTGGGCCAGCTTGGGCAGGGTGTCCGCGTAGGTTTTCAGATCCTCGGCATCGCCCAGGTCGAAGCGCCAGCGGGGGCAGCGGCGCAGGGCATCCCCGCCACGGCCGTTCAACACCAGGAGCGGATAGACCAGATCCCGGGTAAGGGTACCGGCAATCTGCCGGGCGTCTGACTTGAGAATGTCGTGCCGCACCTCGCCGTGCAGATCGGCCACGCCGCTGCCCATGCCGGTCGCCTTGGCCTCGGCACTCAGGGTCTGGCCCAGGATGGCCTTTGACTGGCTGCGTTCAGCCCAATCCACCATGGACAGGTGCACCGACCCATCGCCGGACCCGGTGATCTTGTTGATCTCCAGCTCCATTTCCTTGGGCATGATGGCCCGGGCGTCGTGGCCAAGGGCTGTCACGGCCCGCATCAGACTGGATTTTTCGGCCTTCGTGGCGCCCTGGTAGTACTTGCCCAGGATGATGGGCAGGCCGTAGGTTTCCAGGAACTCCGCGAAATCCCCGACCGCGTAATGCTTGTAGATGAAGGGCCAGATCAGCACCCGGCAGATGCCCATGCGCGCCAGGTAGCCGGTCTTTGCCTTGCCGTGGGTGTGCATGATCCAGCCCGCTGCAATCAGCCCGGCCCCGTTACTGGAGCCGTCGATCAGGCGCAGATTGCGCCGGGTCTGATCCATCTGAAACCAGGACTGGGGGCGGGGGTGGAAAGTGGGCAGAAACTCGTTACCCCAGCGCTTCCACTCTTGCTCGATGGGAGCAAAGCCGTGGCCAACCGCGCCCATCATTGCGGTGATCACATCCTCCAGGTCATCCACCACATCCCGCAGTATTTCCTCAGCCCAGGCGGCATCCTTCTTTTCACGGGCGCTAGCGTTTGCAGGGGGTTCGATGGACCAGTCCAGCCCCAGCAGCGCCCCGGTGCGCTTGTCGAACTCGCAGGAAAGGTGGGCGTCCCGATCAAGCATGTCCTCGAACAGCTCATGCTGGGCCACCAGGTTGCCCTGGTCCGCCTCCCGCAGGATGCGGCTGGCCTTGGCAGGAGTCAGCCCTTCCAGGTGGCCTTCGTGGAAGGTATTTTGCAGGATGGAAATCTTACTGGTCTGGGGCTCGGCAATGTCCGAGAGGCGCAGGGGCTGGCCGTGTTGGTCGAGTAGCATCAGAACATCCTCCGGGAGCAGTAACCCCCATCTTCATCATCATCATCATCGTTGGCCGCCACTGCTGACTGAAAGCCGGTGCACACCCCGGCCAGCTCGGTATGCATGGCGAAGTCGGCCAGGAACAGGGAAATGGCAAAGTCCCCGTGGCGCTGCAGCTTCTTCTCGTCGGCCTTCTGGGTCTTGGCCTTGGGAATCTTGGGAATCCCGTTGATCTTCTTGATGGCCCGCAGATCGTCCCGGTGCTGCTCGTCCCTGGGGATGCCATCCAGGGTGCCGTCTTCCAGGTGAGCCTTGAAGCGCGGCATGTTCTCCATGTAGAACTTTTCGGTCAGGTGGATTTGCTGGATGCGGTCATGCCCGTACTTGTCGGCCGCATGCTCGGCAATCTGCCCGCCGTTACCATTGGCGTCGTGGGCGCCACTCCGGAAGCGCGGCAGCCGGTCCACAATGAAATCCAGGATCTGCTCCTGCTGGGCGTAGGGGCAGCCTCCCAGTTCAACGACCAGGGCCGGACGGTTCTTCAGGTCCTTGCCTTCTTCCAGGATGGTAATCACGGACAAGTCGCCCACCCGGGCGAAGTCTTGCCCGTAGCCATGAGGGCGTCCCTTGTCCAGCTGCTCCAGCAGGGGCTCCAGCACCTCATAACACCAGGCCGCCACCTCCCGGGCCCGGGTGGGTTCCGGTACCAGGCTGAACTCGGGTTTCCAGCGCATGCGCACCACCGGCACCCCATCGGCCTGGCGGGTCTCGATCAAGGCCAGGGGCAGATAGGTGCCGCCCCCCTGGGCGGGGACCACGTCCAGTTCCTCGGCCGCATCGTCCCCGTAGAACTTGCGCACGTCCGCCACCCAGGCGTCTTCTGCCTCCTGGGTCCAGGGCTTGTTTTTTCGGAGGCAGACCCGGCGGAACAAGCCATCATTGACCGCATCGGCAAACGATATGCGGTGCACCGTGCCGCCACGCTTGCCGGCGCGGATCTCGTTGATCAGCTCGTTGAAGGGATTGTCGTCGCCGTTGTGGGTGGAAATGATGCGGACCTTGTCGCCCCACATCAGCATGGCCATGGCTGCCTTGAGCAACCCGGCCAGGTCGGGGGCAAATGCGGCCTCGTCGATCACCACCACACCTTGCTTGCCGCGCAGGTTCGCCGGGCGGCTGGAGAGCGCCACGATCCGGTGACCGGACTTAGGGAAATCAATCTTGTACATCTTGATTTCCTTGTCCCCCTCGTCGAGGAAGATGCCCTCCTCGATCTCGGCGGCGGCCAGGTCGAAGGCCCGGGCCCACATGGCGCAGGCTTCGATGTACTCGAGGGCCATATCCTGGGTGGCGCTGATGTAGAACACGTTGGAGCCATCAGCCGCCGAGGCGGTCAGCACGTTGTCAGAAGCCTCGGCCCAGGTCAGGCCGATCCGGCGGCTCTTCTCCGCCACCTTTAGGGGCGAGTCATCCGCTACCCAGCGCTGCTGGTAGCCCAACAGCACTGCTGGGGTATCGGCACGGCCGATGCTGGATAGCTCGGCTGCTAGCGGGTTAGTGGGGGGTGTGGCCGGAGTGCCGGGGCGGAGTTTCATGGTTGATAGGTTCCGCACTGTTCCGAGTAGCCGAGGAACTGCTCAACCTTTTGCTTCTTTCGATCAACCTTCTCGCGGTTCAATCCGCCGGCCCGGCGTTCTGTGATAAGCATTTCTGCGACGCCAGCTAGGTCGCAGAGCTCGTCCCATAGGCGCTCCTCATTGCTTAATGACTGACCAGGTTGAATTTCGTCGAGTCCAAAGCGAGCGGCCTTGCTGGCCCGCTGGGCCACTTCAGCGCACTCCTCGGCAAGGACCCAGAGAAGGTGTTCAAGCTTGGTCACGCCGCAATCCCCAGAATCGACCGGCGGATTTCATCCACCGTGGCGGCCGACATGCCCCCCTTGCTGGCCAGCTTGGCCGCCTTCTCGGCCACCTCGGTAGCCTTGGCCAGCACCTGGGCCTTGTACTGCTTCTGCGCGATTGAGGCCCGGGTGAGCGTGGCGATGTTCTTTGCAGCTTCGCTCATCATGCCCAGGCGCTCCTCGGGCGGCACCTCGTCATCTCCGGCTTCCTGGATGGCGATGATCGAGTCGAACATTTCGGTCTGCACCAGGGCGATGACGGCCTCGCTGCGGGCGTCGGCATCGTCGCCGGCGGCATCGACAATGAACTTGGCAGCTTCCGTACTTGCCCGGATCGCCGCCATACGCCGCTCGATCTTCTGGCCGTAGCGGTGGATGGCGCTCCGGCTGATCTCGAAGCCCTGTCCGCGCAGCCAGTCTTCCAACTCTGCATAGCCGGTGAAGTTGCGGGCGGCCAGCTCCTGGTTGAGCGCGTTGCGCACCTCCTCGGGCAGCGTCGTGACGGACGATTCGCGCCCCATGTCAGCCCCAGTACTTCACCGGCCGGGCGATGCCCGGCTCGCAGTCGATGGTGTATTCGGCCAGGTCGGTGCCGACGCGGGTCAAGTCGCCCCACCAGCGGCCGTCTGGCTGTTTGCGCAGCCCGACCAGCTCCCGGTCTTCCAGATAATCCAGTTCCTTGCGCACTTCGACCGGCGTCACGTCCGGGTAGATGCCGCGCATGGTTGCCTGGATGACCTCTTCGCAGAGTTCTTCAGGCCGGGCGTTGTAGAGGGCGAGGATCAGATACCAGCGCAGTTGTTCGCGGCGCACCTTGGCGGCATCGATGTTCATGGCTTTGCAGCTCCCTTGAGTTGTAGGTTTTCGATTCGGAGCGCCACGCTGTCGAGCTTGGCCTCAATGACGGTCTGGTTTCTGACGTAGTCGTCACGCATGACGAAGGTCATCGGCAGGTCGGCCTTCCATGCCAGAAAATCGCGCTCCACCCGGGTCCACTCCTTCGCAGCATCCTCCAGCCCCTGAAAGCGCTTGTCCCAGTGCCCGGCCGCCGCCTCCCTGGCGGACTCCATCGCCTCAAAGCGCTCCTTCAACCGCTTGTCGAACTGCGCCAGCAGCACCTTGCCGAAAGTCCCAACTGCCCCGAAAAATGCAATGAGCAGCGTGATGAGCTGCCAGAGCTCCAGTTGGACGCTCACGGTTTCTTCCCCTCTTGGCTTGTCTTCGGCTCCCGATCCCGAGCAACCCCGCGCAGTGAATAGCCCATAACCAGGAGCCCAGCCAGCCAGAACATGCCGAACCAGGCCACCCCGCACAGCGTTGCAATGGTGCGCACCTTCTCGTAGTTCAAAAATGCAGGACTATCGGAAAAGTCGGTTTTGCAACAGAGCGCCCCTGTCCAAATCATGAGAATTGCCCGGAGCCAGACCATAAACAAGAAAACATTGGCGGCTCCCTCATTCCCGTGAATAAGGCCGCCGACAAACAGTGCAGCCAGGCACAGGTCAACGAGAACCGCCCTGGCCAATTGGCGAATGTGTTTGAGCATCGTTATTTCCCCTCGTGGTAGTCGATCAAGGTGTCAAGCCGGGCCCGGCAGGTGTCGTAGCGGGTGCGGCAGACTCGGGCCCACTGAGCGACATCTCTATCGCTGGCAGCGGCGCCATCCGCTGCAGCAGGCTGGCCGGCGGCCGGGGGCACGGTGCCAAGGCGGATTCCCTGGCTGGGGGCGTTGAGCAGGCGGACAACAGCGCCATCGAGACAGCGGCGGCCAGTAGTAAGACGGGCGATTTCACGGGAAGCCTCCTCAGCTTGGGTTTGAAGGGTGGTTTCAGCGGCGGCCAGCTGTTGTGCAAGCTCATCGCCCCGGGCTTGGGCCTGCTGCAGGCGCTCCAGGGCCGCTGCAGCAGCGGTGGACTCGGCCTGGGCGCGGTCGCGCTTCATGTCGGAAATTTCGGCATTCTTCCGTGCTGCCACCCAGGTACCCGCCCCCAAGGCGCCCATGCCGACCAGGGCGGCGCAGAGGATCAGGGGCAGCAGTATTTCCTTGAGCCAGGTGTTCATCGCGCCTCCCCCATGCACTGGCGGTATTCCTGCTGGCGCCGCGTCCACACCCCGCCGCAGAAACGGGCGTTTTCCAGTGCGGAACAGTCCCTGCCCTGCACCCGTTTGAAATCCAGGATGGTCCGGCAGGCGGCGGCGTAGTCCCCTGCGGCAAGCTTCCGGGGGATGCTTGATTTGCACACTGCTGCCGGGCCCACGTTGTATGCCAGGGAGACAAGCGCGTCATATTCGTACTGATGAAGAGGAGCTGTAATGCAGCCCTTCAGCACGGATTCTTTGGCGCTCACGTCACGCACGGCCAGGACGATGGCGGCGGGCGGGGTGATCGTGTCGCCCATCTGCACCGGCGTGCCGTCAGCCCTGGCGGTACTGCCAAGGCCGTAGGTGGGCACGTCGCCTGGCACGGGGCGGATAGCGCTGGAAGAGTAGCCCTCATGCAGGGCGATGCCGGAGAAGCCAAGGGCGGAAAGCGCCAGGGCGGCAATGGCGATGCGGGGGGATTTCATTTCTTGGGTTTCTCCTGAACGGGTTTCAGCCAGCAATGGCCGGCCGCCAGGAAGAGCCGTGATCGCTCGATATAGTCGGGAGCGGCTTTGCAGTATCCGTGGCCCTCAAGCCCAGGCCTCGGCTTGAATGCCTCGTCGCTGGGCAGGTAGTGGATACAGTCCTGGCATGCCATGCGAACAGGTTACGCACGAGGAGATGAGCCAGGCAGCGGTGAAGGGCTTCTACGGAAGCGCCGCAACCACAATGAAAAAACCCGGCCGGAGCCGGGTTTGTTGGTTCGCCAGGATAGGCCCTGATGCCGCCTATCTCGCGTTGGGCGTCAATTCAGCCTCGTTCCTGCCGAGCCGATTTTCACAATGTCGTCGGCTTGATAGCCGTCCTGTTCTGCCAGGCGAATCGTCGCCTCAATAACCTCGTCGGAATCTCCGCGCAGGCGGGCGGCTCTGGTCACAAACTCGCGGAACGTGATTCCGTCCTCTGGCAGTTGTTTGGCCACCGCCGTCATGGCATCCATCGCAGTAATCATCTTGTCCTCCGAAAAATTGACGCCGAACATTTCAGTCAACGCGGACCTTCGCGGCTACGCCGCTCGGCCCGTTACTGCCAGCGTTGGGCGTCACACCCGCCGCGCTGCTCATCAGCCGCCACACGGCAGCCTTGTTGGAACGCTTGCAGTCAACGAACCAATGGAATGAGATTGTCGGCTGCAATCCATCGAGCGTGCGGCGGAACGTGGGGCGCCCTTCGCATTGGATGCAACATCCGTTTACGTGCTCAGTCACCAACGTCGAGTGCGGGGGCGTGATGTGCGAGGCCTTGATCAACATAGAGCGCATCAACGGGGTGGCCTTGCTAGCGCTAGGGGTCATTTCTTTCAGTGTCGGTTTTTCCATGTTGATCTCCGTGATTCGTCTGCTCAGAACAACGCCCCCTGCGCCGCCGCCTCGCTTGGCGCCGGGAGGGGCTGGTTCACTATTTTCTGGATCTGCCGATTCGAGAGTTTGAACTCCCGCACGAGCACTGAAATTGCGCCCCGGCAGCTGTGGTCACCGGCGAGCAGCGCGTCGTAGCGGTTGATGATGGTTCTGTTCCGGTCCGCCCGGATCGCAGCACGACAGAACGGGATGTAGTACTCGTCTGCCTGCCATCCTCCCAGCTCAGCGGCCAGTATCAGTGTGGCGCTACGCCCGATGGTTTCGACCAAGGCTTCGAACAGCGCCGTCGTCTCGTCGCGGGGGAACCGGATGGTCTGCCCCCCAAATGCGTCGATCAGGGCCATCGTCTTGGTGTGCCCGATCAGAACGATCAGCCGCTGTACGATCTTTGGCAGTGCCATCACTGGCCCCCGATCCGCCGGCGATGCACTTCGAGCGCCTGCACAATCGTGTGCAGCTGCTCGGCATCGCAGAACTCAAGCGGTTGGGTCGCGCCACGCATCTGTGCAGCGATGCCCTCGATGTATGCCTTGCTCATCACCGCCACCGGCGGTTGCTGAGCGCCGCCCAGCTGCTGGGCCAGTCGGTAGATCTTGCGCAGGTGCGGTTGGCGATCAGGCAAGCAGCTGAAAACGAATGCCCATTCGCCGCTGGCTTGCTTCCGTTCCACCTTCCCAACCAGGCCAAGGCGGCGGAATTCGGTGATGACTGCATCGGCCTTGGCCAAGCTACGGATCTGCGTCGAGCTGCTGACGCCGGCGCAGCGCTGCAGGATTGCCCGGTAGCTGTTGTCGTCGAGCTGCTCACCGGCTTTATGCCTGATGGCGCGCAGCATGCGCAGGCGGGACTGCAGGGCGTTACTTGCTGCCATGTGAACCTCCAAGCGCCAGCAACCTGGCCGTGTAAATTTCGCGCAGGCGGGTTTTGTCGTTTCCCAGCAGCCACGGCCCATGTTTTGCGGCCTCGCGCTTCAGTGTCTCCAGATCCTGAGCCTTGGCGATGGACCTTTCGAAGTTGGCCGCGTGGACGGCGGAGAGGTGGGGGTTGGTGCTGATGCTCATGACCGCCCCCGGGGAAACATCACTTCCATCCATGCCTGGCAGTAGCCACACCAGGCGGCATGCCAGACCAAGTAGGGCAGCACGGCCAGGGCGCCCAGGTCCGGCTGCAGGGGCTTGGGATGGGCGAGGTTGATGATGGTGGTGGCCATGGTTATCCCTCCAGTAGCTGTTGCGCAGCGGCCCCACCAATGCCCCGGTTCAACTGGGCGTCCTGCCCTGCCTGGTAGCCCGCGCCCCTATCCCGCCATTCGTGCTCCCGCAGCTTTCGGTCGGTGTTACGGTCAGAGGTCTTGAGTGACGTGGTGGTGGGGTACTTGATGGCCATGTAGGCATCAATGGCGCTCTCGCTGGATTCCGGGGCGCTGAACCGTTCGACCAGGCTGACGACTGATGTAACCCAGCCCTCGCTGAACAGATCGGCGCGGCGGGTTTTTGTGCCAGGCTTGCAGCGCTTCAGCTTGGCCTTGATGTATTCCGCACGGGCGGCCTTGCCCTGGCGCAGTAAGACCTTGAAGGAATACTCGGCGACCTCTGGCCCTGCGCCCATGCCAATGAAGGCCCACTCGCCCCCCTGCGACCAGGACGAGGTGAACATCAGCTTGCAGCCGAACGCATCCGCCACATGCCCGGCCAAATAGGTTTCCCAGCCTGCCGGGCGTTGAGTGGCGCCAGCCTTGGCCCGTGCCTCTGTAGCCTCAGCTGCGCTCATGTCCAGGTCGCTGATGTCGTGGGCCTGCATCAGCTTTTGCGCCTGACGCAGGGCGGCAGCGGCTTCATGCTCGTTGCTGGACTTGGCCAGCGCCAGGCACTTCTTGATCTTGTCGATGATCTTTTCGCGGGCGGTCATGATTCCTCCGGTTCGAAGGGAACGGTGTCAGTCACCAGCATCTTGCTGACCGACGCGCATTCCTTTGCCAGGTCTTCCAGCCGGGCCATGTTGTAGGTGTCCAGGTCGCCCCAGACTGCGGCCATTTCAAGCAGCCGTTTCTGCATGGAGGCCAGGGTGCGCTGCTGATTGCTGGCCATTTGTCGTGGTGTCTGTGCCATTAGAAGTGCTCCCCTTCATCGAAAAGCCCAGCCTGCGCCAGCTGTTGGTTCAGTACGGCCATCACATCACCTCCATGGTGTTAAAAACGACGCCATATTTCCTTGTCGATTTGCACTTCTTCGCCCACTCAATGAACTGCCGAAGTGCATCGCCAGCCGCGTGTTGGTCGGCTGCCTCTGGAACGCCGGGGACCAGGAGCGTTCCATCGGACCGCCCTTGGCCGTGGCGGGCCAGCCCATCCATCACCACTTTCAAATTCGCCTTGGGGCCTTCTGCCAGCTTGATGGCACCTTCAGGGACGGTTTCACCAAGTTCGATCAGCCCACTAGCCCAGCAGTAGGCCA